TTAAACTTTCAATGAGGATACCAGAGAGTCTTTTCTTTTAGCATGATCTTTTCGCAACAACACAAGTTCAAGCATTGCATAGGGTTCAAGAGACTTTTCTATAATACTCTCTTCATCGATAAGTTCATCAAAAGAAGAAGGTCTATTCAAGGATTTAAATTCTTTTAATATAGTTTGATATTGCTCTGATAAACCATAATGTTGCGCTAGTTCCATGAATAAATCCCGATAATATATTGGTTTGTTAATCGGGTATGAATCGATGATTTCGGCAAGAGTACTTAAAACAAGAATGTGAAACGTCTGAAAAGGCCATAGTTGTTTATGTTTTCGATTCATTTTCAGGTGCCGTGGGAAAGAGGGGCCTTTCTTGCCTAATACTGGTGTAAAAAGACGTCTCTTAATCATCCATTCTTTCCAAAACGAATAGTTAGCCTTGAAGAATGTGTCGTATTCGTTTGAGTATTCGGATGCTAACGTTTCAACCTTTTCTTTTATATGACGCAATTTGTCGATGTTAATTAATTCTAGTATATATTGGTTCCTTCTTTTCTGAATGCTTGCCTCTACAGAAGGATGTTTCAACCATGAGCAATGCATGACGTTAGACTCATCGTCAAAGTAATTACATATCGCGTATTTACCAGCAGGAGGCCGCAATTCAGGAATACAACTTGAGTATGAATAAGCAACTCTGATCGTTCTACCTCCAGTAACTATATCGAGAATGACACACTCATAAGACTCAAACGTCAGCGAGACTTTTTGACTGTAATGGTCTAATCATTCCGGACACTTTGTTAGAGATATAATGAGCAGCACTAACGAGGTGAGAATGCGCAGAAAAACGTTTACCCATGAGTTCAAACAGGAATGTGTCAATCTGGTCCTTCAGCACAACTACCCGGTGACACAAGCTGCTGAAACAATGAATATTGGTCTTTCCACATTGCAGCGCTGGCTACGCCAGTATCGCGGAGAAGTACGGGGCGAGACGCCAGCAGCCAGTGCCATTACACCTGAACAACGGCGAATACAGGAACTTGAAAAGCAGGTACGTCAGCTACAGAGCGACAATGACCTGTTAAAAAAAGCTTCGGCCTTCTTCGCCATGGAAATGAACAACGACAAAAAGTCGCGGTAAAGCTGAAGAAGGCTGGTGCAAATATCCAGCAGGTATGTCGCTGCCTGTCGCTTACGCGCAGCGTATTTTACGCACGGAGCAGGCGGCCAGCGCTCAAAGCCGATGTTCTTATGCTTCACGCAGCGGCTAAACATGTTCATGCTGAAATGGATGCGACGTACGGCAGTAGGCGTATGTGTATTGAGTTGCGTGAACAGGGTTTTAACGTAGGCCGATACCGCGTCCGTCAGGTAATGAAAGCCCTGTTGCTGGTTGCGAAGCGTCCCGGACGTCACCGCTATCCCCGTGGTGGAAAACCGGCTGTAGTGGCAGATAACCTACTGAATCGGCAATTTAATCCAGAGACATTGAATACCTGGTGGTCAGGTGATATCACCTATCTTCGCACGGCTCAGGGCTGGTTGTATCTGGCTATTGTCATGGACTTATGTTCAAGAAAAATAGTGAGCTGGGCCTTCTCAGACAAACCGGACAGCGCGCTGACTACGCGGGCATTACGGCTGGCGATCAATAAACGACGGCCAACAGGTCCAGTCGTGTTCCATAGCGATCAAGGGGCGCAATATACCAGTACTCAGTTCCAATCCTGCCAGCAGGAACTTGCTGTGACGGGAAGCATGAGCCGTAAGGGTAACTGCCTGGATAATGCGGTTACGGAGAGGTTTTTCCGCAGTCTGAAAGCAGAGAGAGTTAACTATCGTCGCTATGAAACCCGAAGTCAGGGTATTGCAGACGTTATCGATTATATCGACAGTTTTTATAATCTGAAGCGGCGGCATTATCGGCTGGGAAATATCTCGCCGGATGAATACGAACGACGACTACAACAATGTGCCTAAATCGGTGTCCGGTTTTACTTGACCATTACACACTCCTATAGAGGCAAGCCAAACTATCAGCTCAATTCCATACATATCTATTCTCTTGTCCCCGTTAATTGCATCACTACGGGCTCATGCTGTACACAGAGATCCATTTCTAGTGCTACCCCTAATGCAGCCAAACACCCATCAATAAACCCTTCTGCTGTTTGTAAGCGTACTGAGACTTGATTGTGGGAAATTCCTAATTTCCCAGCCATCGCACGTAACGGCATGCACTTGATGTAATACAATTCAAGCAAAGTACAAAGGTAGGGATTTTTCTTTTTCAAAACATTCATCGCAGAACTGATGATCAATCCATCATCGTCACTACATGAAGCACGTGATTTACGTGTACAAGGCAATAACCCTTTAAATCCAGCGGCAATAGGCGAATAGTAAACACTCCCTCCTTTATTTGCAGCCCATGCCCCCCATAGTTCCAAAATATGCTGAATATCTCGCCCTGGTTTATTCTGCTTCTCCAGTAAGGTCTTCTTCGCAGGCATTACAACTTCCCCTCCTTGCGCAAAATCTGCTGAGTACGCATCACTCCTTCTGCGTGGAACAAGCGAAGCTCATCACTGGAATATTCTGTTTTTACTCTGCCATCACAAGCATCGTGGCATGCACTACAGGACCATGCACCTTGGACATCGTCTGGTTTTATGGCGATCCCACAGGTTCCGGCCAAACGGTAATGAGCCAGCACCGTTGTCTCAGGGTTATGATTACAAACGCCAAAAATCCGTATTTGGTATTCTCTGCCTCTGGCCTCTTTACGGAGATTTACCTTCTTCATGCAAACTCCAACAACCGTAATGCCACGCCTTCCGCTTCCTGTTGAGCCCGAAAACTGCGATGGAGAATGGAGTTCCAAAGCACATTAAAAACGGCTTTATAAAGCGACTGGAAAGTATCTTCGTCCATGTTGGCAAAGCTAATGGACTTGGGAATACGTTGGTGTAACCCGTTGGGTAATATCACTTCATCGTAATATCCCGCTTCAACGATTGCCCAGCCTCGATATGGTTCGAATGACTTGAGTAAGGCAATGTCTTTTGTGCGGAGTTGGCCGACCTCAAACAGATATTCATCAGCAACAGCGGTAAGCGTTTCACTGTATTGTTGGCCGGATACTCTGATGAGGTAATTTACAAAACCATCAACAAGCTGGCGTTCTTGGGGGGTAAGCACACCACCGGCGGGTGTCCAGTAGTCAAAGCCAAACTGCAAGAGTTTGAAAAACCGTTTGTGGAATTGGTAATTGCGGACACGCCTGAATTCAGCCTGTATCCACTCACCGATTTTAATACGTTGCAGAAAATCGCTGTCCTCGACTGTCGCCGGGATCAAGATTGTTGGTGCGGATTTTTCTAACTTTAATAACTGCGCCATAACGTCTCCGATATAGCGCATCAATGTCAGTTACCCAGTTGTTCAGGCCGGGACAACGCTTATTTTAAAAAAATACCAATTCCTGTCAATCAAGCATTTCCTTAAGTAACTCTCTGAGAGTATCTGTAGAAACCACCCTGTCATTAAAAGACAATTTTCTAATTAATAAGCATTTCTTTTGAGCGGTGATTAAAACTCTCTCGTCATTATTGCAATCAAATCTACCAACAATATTACCGTCTTTGCAGCGAACTATGGCATAGCCAACCTTTGGCAGCTCTAATATATCCATTAACCATAACCTCACTGCTCATAAAACCATTTGTCCGCACTTTCCCACGTTTCTTGCAGGATGGTTACAATCCCCTCTCTTTCTGTATCCGTTACCCGAAGTATGGATGCCCCATCAGATGCCGCGCGGCGAACTGAAACAGAACATTCCGGAAACTGCACAGACAACCGCTTTATAAGTTCTGTTTGTAACGCTTGTTCTGCTCCCTTAGGCAGTTTTTTAGTGCGATCAATTGAGACTTCGATTTTCATCGCTTCACCTCACCCGACAATTAACTGTGTTTTTATACAGTATTGCAGTGAGATTTTTCAAGATCTTTTTTTCACTGTTAAAATGTAACCAACTATAAGCAATAGCTTTTATTACCGCTCACTGTTAAAGCAGGTCTCTAGAGTTTTACGCTGCTGTTCAAATAATTTTAGCCGTTCCTGACGCTTGGATTGCTCTCGCGCTAAACGTTTTTGGTGCTCTCGAATACGCTGCTCTCTCGACTGCTGTATATCAGCCAATAACGCCGAAACGTAGGAGTGCACCCTCGTCTGCCCATTTTTTGATGGTTGAACATTATTCACATTTGGAGAGGGCAGATATTTATTGGCTATCGGTGCTGGCAACAATCCGGCATTTTGAGCAGTGGTGATCGCTTGAACTCGTTTTTCCGTATCCCACCCCTGCGAAACTCGCCAACATGGTGATTTATTTTCTGCTTCAGCAACTGCGACCAATCGCTCGTAAGTCTGGATAAAGGCCATACGTGCCCCCACTTTGTCACCGGATTCAAGTACAGGCAAAGCAACGGCCCATGCTTGCGACATTTCATCAGTCCACACCACCGTGTTTGACTCATCCTGAGCAGGAAGTGACAGTGCCCATGCTTCGTTTGCAGCAGGCCTTGTATCCGGTTTCTGCATCCGGTCAATAATTGCCTTAAGTGTCAGCTTTCCCGCATGTTCTTTGCGAACACGAACCAATGCCTTACAAATCTCGTCGTAGGGATAATCACCGAGGTCATCGACCATCAGCATCACCAACGATGACTTGATTTCATGCCCAAGCGCTTCTGCTGTGACATGCAAACGGCTTGATAACTCTTCCTGTTCGAAATCACTCAGCATTCTGACCCCCATTGGCGGCGCGACGTGCCCGAAGCATTCGAATAGTCTCATCAGCCGCGTTCAGGTTAGTTTGGGTACTGTCGATTTGTTTCGCTCTGGCTGCCGTCATCGTTCTGCCAGTAGCCCATTGCGTGTGCAGTGATTCAGCATCGGCCAGCAAACATCCGACAGGGTGAAGCTTTTGAACGTAAAACGTGTTGTTCACCGAGAGGTAAAATTTAGCGACATGTGGCGCAGCCTCCATCCCGACTCGTTCCACGAATTGCTTGATCTGACTGCTCACTTTGGCATTTCGTACAGGGTCTACCCCATACCGCTCCCAATACCCGTTTTTGTAGGCCTCCCACGTTTTTCGACAGGCTTCCCTCAGCGGTGTTTCCTCCGGTTTTGATTTCGATGTTGTTTTTCGGGTAGCGGGCGGCTGAGTCGGCACGCAACAGATCTTATTCTCTGTAGTAATCTCTGTAGTATTCTTTGTAGTAATCTCTGTAAGATCGAATCGGGGATTTACCTCTCCGCGAACTGGGGTTTCCCTTGCTCGGGGAGAAGGGTTTTCGGACTTCGCGGGCAAGGGTTTCACCGTTTCCCGAATCAGGGAAACCCCGTTTCGGGAATCTGATAACTTGTTATCAATGATCTCATTCAACCGATCACAATCAACTCGGTAGTACATTTTGTGCTCAAGTCGTTTGTTTGTTTCGATTAAGATACCTCTTGATACAAGCTGCTTACGCGCTGTTTTTTGCTGTTCAACAGTTAGCCCTGTTTCCTCTTGAATCTCTTCCTGGGTTTTCTGAACACCTAATTCAGAATGAGCTTTATCCTGCCAATAGAAAATTTGGCCGAAGAAAATAACGGCATGAGGACTCCCCATGTATTTAACAAGACCGGGGTAGTAAGCTACTGGTCGTCCAAAATCCAGTAATAAATCAGACGGACGCATTTCCCCTCCCCATCAAAGTTTGTTTATTCGTCGGTAAGCCATCTGTTGGGTTAGGATAAATATCACCACGAACCTCATGAGGGGTAATTTCCCAATCAAGAACTTCACACAATGAAATAACTCTGTTGGCAGGTACTTGGCTGTTAAACCAGAAGCTAACAGCTTGGGGTTTAGTCCCTAGCTCCTTCGCGATTTCGGTTTGGCTTTTTAACCCGCAGATGCGTCGTTTAAGTTGTTTATTCATAGTATCTCCTTTACTTAAAGAGAAAATATACAAGCAAATGTGGCTAATTTCTAGATTATCTTGTTAAAGACTTGAAGTGATACCTACAAGGAGAGCTTGTATAATGTTCATCATGAAAGAAGAAAATAAAAATTTCGCTTATCGGATCCAGTCTGTTTTACAAGAAACAGGGTGGAATCTCTCCGAATTGGCCAGAAGAGTAATGGTAAGCCCTCAAGCCACACAGCAGTGGTCGAAGGGAGAAACAACTGCGCGCGGAGAACGTCTAAAAAGACTTTCAGCCCTCACAGGAAAACCATCACACTGGTTCTTCATGCCTCCTGGGGAGGAGTTGACTGATAACGAAATGCAAACCTTGATGACCAACTCCGCACTAGACGACAAAGAGCAAGCGCTTTTGGCCCTCTTTAATCAAATGCCAGAAGCTGAAAAAAATCGACTTATAGTTCACGCCAAATCCGTTTTGCATGAGTTAGACCTACTCAAAGGTGATGTGGCTAATATAATCAAGGACATATCCAAGTAATAAAAAGTGCCAGCGTCAAAAGCTGGCTTTTTCTTGTTTTTGATTTAAAGTTTTACTAGAAACACACTTTACAAAAACCAGTTTTTCTTGTAATTTATTCCACATACAGAAATCGCATCATTGTCAGATTCAAGTTCCGCAGCCCAGCGTTAAGGGCAACAGCAAACAGGCAGGACGCCCACGAAGTAGCCGCCAGCGGCGTATGAAGAGCTGGATGATTTGCTGGTAATGAATGAGGTTACAAGCTAATGAGCAAGCAACAACAAATCAAATATCTCATCGAGTGCTACACGATTCCCTTTGAGACAGCTTATGAAAAATTATCCGTTAAAGTCTGGAACATGATGATGGAAGCCGAAGAGATTAGAGATTAATTGCCATAATATTCCTCACCGCCCAGCTAGCGGTGGCGGTAATAACACTAGCAGTATGTGATTGGGTTTTTATATGCGTTACTTATTTTACTAATGCACATACAGACAGCTCGGAAAGACGAGCACTCAAAAAGAAAGGTTCAGGCTTCCATCAATTAACAGTGGAATAAATTTGTACAGTATTAACCCCTGATCCTTTCTCTGTGAGTTATCCAATTAAATATGTGTGAATTCTTATTAATTCGCGCAGGGGATTTCTACACCTAAAAATCAACAAGTATTACGCCACGGAGTGAGCGACGTAATCACTTCCCAGCCCCGAAGAGGGATCGACTGGCTAATGAGTTCTTTAAAGTGAATTTATCAAGCGTCTATATTAGGCGCTTTATTCAATTCATTCGTCAATATAGGAGTTGTAAATATGAGAAACAGAACCCAACAATGAAAATCGAAATCACTTTGACTTGTGCTAGCAATGAGTCAGAAATGACCGCCACAAACCCTCGTACCTCACCAGTTCGGGGGTTTTTGCTTTCTGACGCTAATGGGTTCACAAATCTACCCGTAATGCTGTCCACCATAATAAACACCAGCGATCAGAACACAGTCACCATCCACAGCAAAAGCGATAACCGTCCGATGTCTAAAATGCGTAACTCGTAACCCCGGACGAATATCATCACGTTTATTACCGCGCTCTGGGAATGTTGAAAAATCCTCTAAACATTCCAGAAGAGCGTCAATAAAACCATCAGCAACAATCCAGTCAGATTGTTCTGTGTGATATAGCGATGGAGGTCTACTATTTGTTGCTCTGCTTCAGGCGTAAAAGTGACTCTGTAGTCCATTAAATTTACTTCCCGTTGCGAATAGCGGCGCGAACCTGCTCCAACGAACGTCCCTCGGTAGGATTTTTACGAATAGCATCTAAAGCTGGAGCGGCCGTATTACTGAGCCATGCTTCAACAGCCTTGTCACGCTCATGGAGGGCGCGCAGACCTTCGCGAATAACTTCGCTTTCCGATGCATAATCGCCGGAAGCAACCCGTGAACGAACCATTTCAGCCATTTCATTAGGCAATGTGATACTGAATTGTTGAGTGGTACGCATAACGTGGACTCACTGAGTAGGATTGAACACTATTGGATTTTAGCACGAGCTTTGGGTGTTGACGACGATAAGTGTCAGGGTTTATATTTCCCACGCAGCCGCAAAATCGGTTGTCGGGATTGGAACCCCGATGGACACAGAGCGACATAGACGCGCTTGCATCTTTTTTATTGTCGTAATGTACCCGCACATCTGAACAATGGTGGGGCGTACAGGGGAGCCGCAAGGCTCACCGGTTTCTGTGCCCGGTAGTTCCAACCCTGTACGTCTCACCACCAGATGATTGGAACCTGACGGTGGTGATTAGTTCTACTAGCATAGAGAATTATCGCCATGACTAACCAACTCATTCCCGTTTTTAACGGTACTATCTCAAACGAAACAACCCTACTCTGCGATGCGCGCGATCTGCATGCCTTTTTAGGCATAGGAAAGGTATTTGCCGCATGGATCACTAGTCGAATAGCTGAGTATGGGTTTACCGAAAATCAGGACTACATTTTGCTTTCCCAAATTGGAAAGCAAACACCAGGTCGCGGCGGACATAACCGTAAAGACTACCACCTCACCCTCGACACAGCTAAAGAACTGGCGATGGTTGAGCGTAACGAAAAAGGTCATCAGATACGCCGGTATTTTATCGAGTGTGAAAAGAAACTACGCCAACTAGCGACATCCCCCGAACAATCCAAACATAGCAAAGTCCTTTTCCGATTTTATGGAGAGAAACTTATCAGCTCTCAGCATCTGCCAGATAATTACTTCATCGGCCCTATGGAAACATTTATTGAAGTTCTCCAACGAAAAGGCCTGCTTATCATTAATCCCGACGATCTGAAAAAAATCGCTTACTAATTTATAGCAACAGGAGTCACCCATGATTATTTCAATCAGGGGTGGCACCTCTATGGGTGCCGCCTCAAAAAACGGAATACTTTATATCCAGCACCATCCATCCAATCGTCTGTCATCTGCCAGTTTTGAACCACCACGGTCTAAAAAAAGCCTTTGGCAACAATTTATTGAATTAATCAATCTGAGGTTGGAACCATGAGCCTTGGTAAAACAGAAAAAGAAAGCATTGGAAATCGAAAAGAACACATTCTGGATGCATTGTATTACCGCAGAAAGGGACTCAGAAAAGCAAAACAGTCATGTTTGAATCTGGCGAAGCTGGAGCGATTAAACCAGCGCTATTTCTTGGGTGAACAACCATTTTAGGGAGGGGATTATGCAAACTAAAGCGGTTTACAAGGCAATTGCAGCCGTAGCAAAGGATTTATCAGAAATCGGTATCGCAAAGAACAGTCGGAATGCTCAGCAAGGATTTCAATTTAGGGGGATTGATGCTGTTTACAACGCCCTATCCCCTGCACTGGTTCGCAATGGATTGGTGATCCTTCCGCGTATTGTTGAGCGAACGGTTTCAGAACGAACAACACTAAAAGGTGCATCGCTTTTTTACGTTGTCGTTAAAGCTGAGTTTGATTTTGTCGCAACGGAAGACGGTAGCACTCACACGGTAACAACATTTGGCGAGGCAATGGACACCGGGGACAAGGCAACAAACAAAGCTATGTCGATAGCCTATAAGTACGCAGCGTTTCAGGCATTTTGTATCCCAACAGAGGAAACCGCAGCAGACCCTGACGCAGAAACACACCACCCAGCACCGAGAAATTGTGACGAAATACTGGCCGATTTTACCGCTCAGGCAACTGACTGCCAAAACGTTGATGAATTGCAGTCCATCTATAAAGCCGCGTGGAATGCGATGGCATCATCAGCAGAACACCAACAGAAATGCATCGAGGTATACAAGCTCCGTGCTTCTGAATTGAAAAGAGTGGCATGACCCCCGACAGAGGCAAAGTGACAATGACCGAAAAAGAACGAATCCTTAAGGAAATTGCCCTTGATGCTTTGAAAGCTTTTGACTGCGCCCAAAAAGGCCAATCACACCCCAGAATATATAAACACGGATATGTTTATGCGGGGATGCTACGCAGAATCAATACCATTGCATCAATGAATCCTCCCCTCCCTAAATGGATGTCTCAGGAAAAGGAATCATCCCGCAGGAAAGCATTATCTGCCTATTTCGCATCACTGCCTGAAAGCAACAGGCAATCATACATCCGCACCAGCAATACTTCTGGTCGCGGTGGGTTTGGCGACTAATCCGAGGATTGTAATAATTCTCAGTAAAATCATGCAAAAACATTATATAACCCCACTATGAAATACTAACTTATCTACGAAGATCCCCCCTTGGACATATCGCGATAAAGCCATAGCCGGCAATCGGGTGCAGAATTTAAGTACCCCACATTGAGCGTCATTGATATTTGCCGCTCACCTGTTTGGAAACTTGCTGCTGATTCTTGCTTACTCGCAATGTGGTGGGTACCAACATTTATAGGGGGTACTGATGCATTCGTGTGTGTTGGCATTACTGATGCTGTTGCTTATGTATTTATTGGCACCATAAAACGATATATAAACACAATTTTTTAAAACTTAAAAAGTATAAAACTAATATTCTGACCAAACGTGTTGAGGTATTTACAATGGCACGAACACAATTATTAAGAGATTGGGCTATAGAAGAGTTCGGAGAAAAAGAATGCCCAAGTTATATAACGCTACTTTCCTACGCAAAAAATAAAATGATCTATCCGCCCCCCAAAAAAGCTGGCCGCTATTGGCGAGTTGATAAAGGTGCAAGATTTGTAGGCGTGATTGCACAGCCTGTAATTACCCCTAAAGATGACCCTCGATTATTGAGGATATTATCTGATGGCTCGCCCACGAAAATATAATATCGATATTCCTGGCTTATCTTGTTACACCGATGCTCGGACTCAAAAAGTATATTGGCGCTATAAACACCCAATCACTGGTACCTCACATGGATTGGGTACTAACGCAGAAGAAGCAAAAACAATTGCAACCGAAGCAAACAAACGTCTGGCAGAGCAGCAATTACGTAATACTTTAGCTATTAAAGACAAGGTAATCCGAACGTTGGGGGGGAGTATCTGTGTATCGACATGGCTTGATCAATATTTAAAAATACAGGATGAACGCCTTGAAGCAAAAGAAATCACTGAAAATACAGTGAAACAAAAAATTTCCCCAATAAAAGCTATGCGCGAAAAATTAGGAATGAAATCTATTCATGATGTGGATACCAGAGATATTGCCAATATTTTAGACGAGTACAAAAAGAGAGGACATTCAAGAATGGCGCAAGTTGTGAGAACAACACTAATTGATGTATTCAGAGAGGCTCAACACGCAGGCGAAGTTCCACCGGGTTATAACCCCGCCTTAGCAACTAAAAATCCATATAACCGAATATCAAGAGAACGCTTAAGTCTTGACGAATTCAATTCCATATTATCAGTAATTAATCCCCCTTTCGGCTATATGAAAAACGCAATGCTATTAGCGCTGATCACAGGACAACGTGAAAGTGATATTTGCAACATGAAATTTTCAGATATTTGGGACGATTTTTTACATGTAGAGCAAAAAAAGACGGGAGCAAAAGTCGCATTTCCTCTGTCCCTAAGATGTAACGCTATAAATATGACTCTTGAAGAAGTCATCGGTATGTGCCGCGATAATGTCGTAAGCCCCTTCCTAATCCACTATACCCATAACTCTTCCCATTCAAGGCGTGGAGCACAGGTAAAACCAAACACCATGAGTTACAACTTTAAAAAGATGCGAGACTTATCTGGCTTGAAATGGGACAAAGGAACACCACCAAGCTTTCACGAAATACGCTCTTTGGCCGCTCGACTTTACAAGGCACAGAATATGAATGCTAAAGAGATTCTGGGACACAAATCGCAAAACCAGACAGATCGCTATATTGATACTCGAGGTAAAGAGTGGACTATCGTTACAGCTTTATAG